TCTCCAGCTTCAACATCGGCAACGAAGCATTGATCTTGGGCTTCGAGGCGATGACGGAGTATCCATCGTCGCTCTGGGGCCGTGGTCCTGGTTCTGCGCCGTACTGGATTGACAGCGCGATCGACACCACGAACTACATCGACGACTTCTTGTGGAACATCACCACGACCCCGCCTCCCACCGTGCCGACCAACTGCGGCGCGTTCCTGCTGACGTAAGATCACGCCATGCTGATGTCGTGTCCAGATTGCTCAAGTAGCCTGCTTCTCCAGGCAAACCCTGGAAAAGCAGTACTACACAAGTGCTCTGGACACGGCGGAATGCTCTTGCCGATGGTGCCAGACGGTACCAAGGCTAAGATCACGATAGTCGAGCGCGAAGACTACGTGGGCAAAGAATCGGTACAAATGCACGAAGGCCGTCCAATCATGGCGGCTGTGGTTACCCGAGAAGATGGCGAAGACCGTGTGATCTTCGCTCCCACGGCAATAGGAGGTGGCGGCAATGGCATGGTCGGCTAGCAAGATCTTCCGTCCCTTCCTCGCTGATGTTCTCGGGAACGTCGCGGCATTCGACTTGGACGCGGATAGCCTCAAGGTTGCGTTGTACAACAACAGCATTACGCCAGATGCCAACGTGACGAGCGCGAACAGCGCATATAACGCAGGGCAATGGGCGCTGGCGAATGAGGTCTCTCAGGCGATCCAGTGGCCCGCGGGTGGTGTCGCACTGACTGGCCAGGTCCTTAACAGCGCCACTAGCGATGTGGTTTTCCTGGACGCCAACGACACGGCATCTGGTGCTGCGGCAACGCTTTCCAACGTCTTCGGCTGCTTGGTGTATGACGACACGCTAGCCGCTCCCGTGGCTGACCAGGGAATCTGCTACAACTACTTCGGTGGGACGAACTCTGTCGTCAACGGCACGCTCACTGTCGTCTGGAATGTGAACGGTATCCTTCGGTACACCCATACATAGGCGGTGAACCGTGGCAGGTACGTTCCTTTTTAACGATGGCAATGCGGGACACCTCTGTGATATGGGGTCGGCCCCTGCTGTCGGCGAGACGGATATCCTTTGCATCAACTCTGACACCGTTATCACAGCGGTAGCGTCGTCAGCTGGTGCGGCGTGGGTGCTGGCCGAATCGTCGGTAAACGCCCAGGGTTCGTACATCTATTACCGTAAGGCAACTGGCGGTGAGCCGACTACTTTTACCGTGACGACAACCGGTAACTTCAACACCCATGTCGGCTGGAGCCGCTGGCCCAGCCTGAACGCACTGGACACGTCCACCAACACACAGGCGTCCAGCGCCAACGTCATCACTCCTGTCCACTCGACTGGTGTGATGACCGAGAGCACAGAATTGGTCATTGCTTTCGGTGCTCTACATGCGATCGGCACTGCCAACCAGAACACGCCGATTTGGTCTACTGGTTTCCTTGAGCTGACCTCTTCGGCTGCACAGGGGACTGCTGGATCTGGGGTCCGTGGCTACGTTGGCTACAAGCAGAACGCGGGCACTGCAGCAGAAGCGCCACGGGTGCAGTGGTCGGGTGACAACGTTACCGACCGGTACATGCTCACCGTCTCTTTCACGACTATCGGCGCTGCCGCTAATGTCCCAGCTGGAGTAGCCGCGGGCACTGGTGCAGCCAACAATGCGGCGCTGGCCCTAGGAGTCTCTGCAGGGCTCGCCGCGGGCGCAGGGGTATCCAACCCTGCAACCCTGCTCGTTAGCCCGTCTGTGGGCGTCTCAGCGGGCGTGGGAGCGGCTCTGGACGCTAGTATCAACATCACCGCAACATCGAGCGCTGGAGTTGCCGCGGGAGTCGGGGCCGCGCTTGATCCCTCGATTTCGATCGAAATGGAGGGAGACGTGCATCTCTACAAATTCGGCCCATGCGAGCCGTGGGATCCCATTTGGAATTGCAACATCTCGCTGATCACTGGTGCCGCTGAGGTCACGGGAGTGGCGATACAGGCGGCTTCCGAGATACTTTATCAGCTTAGTGCACAACGTTTCGGCCTGTGCGATGTCAAGCTTCGGCCATGCCGGAAGTCTTGCCAGGGCGGGTTTCCGTGGTGGAGCTGGTGGGAGTACGGCTCATATCCACAGCCTTACTGGTGGAACGGGACCTGGTACAACCTGGCATGCGGAAGCTGCCCAGGCGACAGCTGTTCGTGTATCAGCTTGTCGGAAACCGAACTGCCTGGTCCAGTCGCTGGCATCACTGAGGTGAAGCTCAACGGAGTGGTGCTCACCGCGGGCGTGGATTACCGGGTGGACGATTACCGCAAGCTGGTCAGCCTTGGGGATCCCTGGCCATACTGCCAGGATCTCCGTCTCGAAGACACCGAACCGAATACCTGGTCTGTGACCGCGGAGTACGGCGAAATCGTGCCGGTTATCGGCCGTATGGCCGTGGGTGAGCTGGGTTTGGAGTTCGTCAAGTACCTGACCTGTGCTGACGACTGTCAACTGCCCTTCGGCGTGGTTGATGTGTCGCGGCAGGGCATCTCCATGACGATCCAAAATACAGCCGAGTTGATCAAGCAGGGCATCATCAACTTGCCCATGTGCGCGATGTTCATTCAGGCGTCCAACCCGGAGCACTTGACCGCCCGAGCGGCCGTCTATGACCTCGACGCGCCCAGCTATAGGGCGGTGGGCACGTGATAGGCCCTTGGACCGCAGCGGCCATCGTGACGGGCGTGGGCATGTGCGTGGTGACCGAGCTGGGGAACACGCCGGAGACTGGTGCTCTCCCTCAGCGCATCGTGCTCATGACACCTGGCGAAATCGCATGGGACGGTTGCGATTGTGGCCAGTTCGCGCAGAGCCTGCAGTCTGACTACCCATCGGAGAGTTTCCCGCAGGACACCAGTCAGCAGACGCTCCGCGGCGCAGGATGTAATGATCCGCCTCTGGCTTACCAGGTCTTGGCGTCCATCGCGCGCTGCGTATCTGGACTAAAGGGTGGAATTCGCCCGCAAATCCCAGCTGTAAGTGATCTTCTAAAGGATGCGCTTCGCGCAGAAGCAGACGCTTTTGTCCTGCGTACGGCCGTAGAGTGCTGCCTGATGGACTACAAGACCGAGCGCCGGATTACGGATTTTCGGGTCGGCCGGACAGACAAGAGTGGGCCAGAAGGTAACTGCATGGCCGTGGTGATGCAGTACTGGTTTTCACTGGTCTAGGGAGGTGTGATGTGCCCTCTTCCTTCAAGCACGTCCATGACCCGACCGTGCTGCAAGCCATGTTCCACAGTCCACAAGGGGCAGTTGCCAAGGACCTGATGAAGCGCGGGGCGCGCGTGGAATCCAGGGCGAAGAGGAATGTGTCCGGCATCGGTGGGAGCGGTCCCAAGCGCGTGGACACAGGGCACCTACGCTCTAGCATCAACCATAAATTGGTCGTGCGCCCTGGAGGGCTCAGCGTGCGCATTGGAACTAACGTTCACTACGCACGATTTGTCCATAATGGCACCGGACTCTACGGTCCGAAACACATGCTGATCCGCCCTAAGCGCGCAAAGGCGCTGGTCTGGCGTTCGCAACTGCACGGCCAAAAGTCTGGACGATTCCGGGGTTATGTCGTGGTGACGAGCACCAAGGGTATGAAGCCAAACCCCTTCCTAGCTGCAGCGTTGCCCGCTTTCCGGGACTGAAACTGTTCGTGCTGGTGAGAGCTAGCTCTGTCGTAAAGTTAGCCCATGTCAGAAACCGCCATCTTCAGAGATTTCTCCCGAAAGCGCCGTGAAATCTTCTTCACCATTGAAGAGGAAAGATTCGACTGCCGTAAGGCGCTGGGCGCTGCAGATCTTCAGCAGGCGATGCTGAAATTCAAGAGCGCGCGTTCTGAGGGCGAAGACGTCACCGCGGAGAACGTGCTCGCGAAGATCTCAGCCGCTCTTGAGCTGCTGCTTCTCCCTGATTCGCATGCGCGTTTCATGGCCGCTGTACTGGATCGGGACCGGGAAGAGCCGATCGACCTGGGCCAGCTGACCGAAATTTTCCAATGGCTGATCGAGCAGTACACGGTCCGCCCTACGGAAGCGTTGTCCGACTCCTCGACTTCATCGAGCACAGACAACGCTGGCACCGGTTCTCCGGATGGTGCGCTGCTTCCGGAGTCGATCCCCTTTCCCTAGTACTCCCACGATTTTTTGACCTGATCAACTTCTGGATAGTGGAAATTTTCATTGTTGCCAGCAGTGAAGAGCACCAGAAGGAGCGGGCCAAGCTGAACACGGAATTGA